AATATTGAGTCAGGTGTTTTAGTATTGTATGTATTCATTTTATCATTAGCGCGAGTTATTACAGTAGAAGGGTGCAAGACTTTTGACGCAAGTTTCACAGGGGTGCCTCCCCCACCGCGTAAGTTAGACTGTATGTCAGTAATAGCTTGGTTTAACTGTTTTTCTTTTGTTTGCAGCTCTTCGCGTGTTGTGTTGTTTTTGCGTATATCTATGTCGATGTATTTTTTGTCATCTTTCTGAACTGTCTCGCGTTGATTTGTTAAATTTTGTACTTGCGCATCTATTTGTTTTATTTGGTTTTGCACTTCGCGTAGTTGTTGTTGTTGTTGTTGTAGTAGTTGTTGTTGTTGCTGTGAATGTTGTTGTAGTGAATGTTGTGTTTCTGCGGTTCCTTCGTGTGTTCCGTGTGCGCTACCAAAATTCCGGAATAGTATGTGGGGTGTTTTGGATTCTGTTTCATGTGCCACAATGTGTTGGCTTGCTGCGTTTGGTTTTTGAAGCGGTGCTATGTGTGATATTGGGGCACCGAACACAGAGTCTGAATCAATATCCACTAATAAATTCGGGCCTTGTTCGTGGGTGTTTTGCAAATAATGTAAGTTACTAGATTCTGAGCTTTCCGCTTGTTTCCGTTCTTTATCGGCTTTGTATTCTTTTAACATTTGTTTTATGTCTTCTATGTCTGTGTTAAAAATTGCTGAGATTGTTTCTGCGAATTTTTTATTATGCGCACCATCATCATCGCCTGCGTCTGTTTTGGCCCTCTCTACACATGCCATTAATTTATCAAATTTTGAGCTTATTATTTTGTAGTGTTCTAGTTCAGTAGTTAAGTACTTTATTCGTTCTGTGTTCGCGTTATTTGCTCCAATAAATCTTTGTAGTTCACCTGTAAAAGCTGCGTCTTTAATAGTCTGATGCTGTTTCTCTTCACTGTGTCGGGTCGTCAATTCGTTTAGCTCGCGTTTGCATGCGTCTAGATCATTTTTGTATGTGTCTAGTTGTTTTGTGTATTCAACGTTCATTCTACTTTTTTTTAAGAGTGCATTTATTATTTTTAGAACCGAAGTAAGATTGATGGGGCTTTGTAGTATTGTCCTACGTATGTCCTCATCTATGTAATCAATAGCTTGAATGTTTAATTTTTTGAGTTCCTGGTCGAACCATTCCTGATCGTGTATCTTGGGTTGATTTATATCTGCACTAACTGGGTCTGATGCCATTTCTCTAGTTATATACTAACTCCATAAAATAAATTTTTTCTTATATTATAAATAATTTTTATATCTTAATTATATAATGAAAATAATTTATATTATCCTTATACTAATAATTTTAGCAATATTATATAATTTTTGGATAATTATATCATCGCACGAAGGTTTTGCTGCAAAAAAAGTAAAGCTTATTATATATCACATGAACGGCTGCCCCCATTGTGATGTTATTATGAAAGGCTCTCCTTCTATTTTTACTCAATTGAAAAATAAATATGCCAATAACCCCAACGTTCAAATTTTACATTATCAAAGTGGCAAAGATAAAGAAGCAGATGAATATATGTATTTTCCAACAATTAAAATTTCTCAAAATGGTCATGATGAATTTTATGAAGGTGAAAAAAGTTTTATCGCAATGAGTGGAGCAATTGATAAAAAATTAAGATGAAATTTTAAGATGCACAAATAAAATACAAAATTTTAAGATACACAAATAAAATACAAAATATAAGATACACAAATAAAATACAAAATTTTAAGATACACAAATAAAATATAAAATTTTAAGATACACAAATAAAATACAAAATTTCAGATACACAAATAAAATATAAGATATACAAATAAAATACAAAATTTCAGATACACAAATAAAATAAAAAATATAAGATATACAAATAAAACACAAAATTTAAAACAAACAAAATATATAAAATTTAAGACAATAAATATTCTTTTTCTAATTTTTCACATATTTCGCGTATCTCATCTTTTCTTTCTATATTTTCTAACATATATTTAGGAACATCACCAGTATTATAATAAGCACCATATAAACCGCCTGCAACTGCTCCAATAGTGTCTGAATCTCCACTATGTAAAATAGAATAAACAATTAATTTTTCCCATTTACCATCACAATCTAATAAAGCATCATATGCCATAATCATACATAAATAACCGGATGAACCCAATTGAATACTTGCATCATCTTTAAAAAAATTATCATGATAATATCTTATTCTGTGCATTGGATTTGCGAATGCTCTATTTTTAATGGGTTCTTTATTGTCATCAAATTTTGTGTCATAATATTTTATCCAATACCTAATATACATTTGATGATCATAAATTTGCTCTAAATTATCAAGTGATAAAAATTTTTTTACTTCATTGCCATTAAGATATTCTAATAATAATTTTACCCATTTTTTTATTTCTATTTTTTGTAAAGCAAATGCTACAAATAAGGCACATGTTAAACCAGCTAAATAGCCAAAAGCATTATTATGCGTTAATTGAGCTAAATTTATACTTAAATTTATTAATTCGGGCATATTATTACTAAAACAAGCACCAACAATAAGACTTCTCATTGCTCCACCATTACCCCCGGCCATAATATCATATTTAGCATTTCTGCCGTCACAATCTTTTGAAAATTTTTTAATATATTTAGATGTAGTAATACCAATATATCTATTAAATTTATCTTTATCATTCCACATTTTTTCAGCTTCTTCTAACATATATTTTTTTGTATATTTTATAATTTTATCTTTGTCTTTATGCAATAATCCTTTAGCAACTGCTATATGAAACATCGTATCATCTGATATTTTCCATTTACTTATGTCAATACCATTGATACCACCCAAATCAATAAATTCATAAATCATTTCATTTACATAATCAAGTATCTCTAATTTTTCAGCATCATGATAATTAAATTCCCAATCACCATTTTTAAATCCAATTGTATCACCCAACGCATGTAAAATCATAATATTATAATATTTATTACTCATATAATATACTATATATAATTTTATTCATATAAATGCGTTATTTTTGATTAAATTTTTTTATTAATATAATATATGACTGAAAAATATGACTATTACAAAATATTAGGAGTGATGCAAAATGCGAGTCAAGAAGAAATAAAACGAGAATATCAATCTAAATTAAAAAAAATGCATCCTGATAAAATAGAACAAACAGAAGAAAATATTTTAAAATATAAATTGATAAGACAAGCCGGAGATTTATTAACAAATCCAACTGATAGACTTGTATATGATACAGAACGATCATTAGATACTGACTTTTCCGGGAGTTATAAAAAACAAAAAGATGATTTTAAATCATTTATTGAATTACAGAAAAGTAATATGACAGCAGAAAATAAAAAATTAGCAGAATTAGAATTTGAAAAACATTATAAAACAGTAAAAAAAGACGATAAAATGGATGAAGGAGAATTTAGTCGAAGAATAGAAACATTAGAATTAGACAGAGAAATACAAATGAATGAAATAATGCCCAAAAATATTTTTAATAATAAAAAATATGATAATAAATTAATTAATAAATATTTTGAAAAGAAAAAATCAAAATTAACATCAAATGAACTTACAAAATATTCAGATGATGTTATTTGTCCAACAAATGAAATGAATGAATGTTCAAACGCCCCGGAAATTTTTATTTCAAATGATAAAGAAGAAGATGACTCATCAATTGATTTAAGCTTATCAAGTGATACAGATGAACCAGAAGAAGATATTATGATTTCATTAGAAAAAGAATTAAATGAAAGAAAAAAAAATGATGCAGAATTTGAGACTTTTATGGATAAGGGATTATATAAATCAGCAATTGATGATAAATTTGGAGTGTCAAACGCATTTGGATTTATGGTTGGAACAGATACAAATGGAAATCAATCTAAAAATTATAATATTGATAAAAAATATGAAGAAGTATATAAACAATTAACACAATAATTTATTTTATTATTTATTCTAAAATATTAGAATAAATAAAAATTGAAATTTATAAATATAATTACTTAACATATAAATAATAAATGATAAGTGCTTATACTGATGGCAGCTTACGGAGAACAAAACAAGGAATAAAATGCGGTTATGGAATTTATTTTCCAAATAAAGAATTATCGAACGTATCAAAAAAATTTACACTTGAACCAATAACAAATAATAGAGCAGAATTATATGCTATTTATCAAGCAATAAGAAAAATAATAAAATATGTAAAATTTGATACAATATATATTTATACAGATTCTGATTATTCTCAAAAAAGCTTAAATACATGGATAACTAAATGGAAACAAAATAATTGGTTAAATTCAAAAGGCCAACCAGTTGAAAATCAAGATATAATAAAAAAAATAGACAAACTTAGAAATAAATATTTAGATAAAATATTTATTATTTGGATAAGAGCACATACAAATGGTAAAGACACACATAGCATAAATAATAAAAAAGCAGATGAATTAGCAAATAATTTTATTTAGATAAGTAAATATTCTTCACATATTTTCACAAGAACGTACATTGATTTTTTTATATAAATTTTAGTATCTTCACTAATTTGTTTCCATAAATCTCTAAAATGAAAAATATATTTAAAAGCATCATCTTTATCTTTGTCTGGCACATCATCAAATGTATCATTCATAAAAAAATCTTCATTTTCTTCAATAATATTGTGACGATATTTGTCATTACTATATACTTTTTTTAAGAACATATTAATTGGTTCTTTTGAATGATTACTAATAAAAATGTCAAAAAGTATTTTAATTTTACTAAATTTAGAATCTTTATATTTTTCTACAATGTGTTTTATCATTCCATCAACTACTATATTGAACTTAAAAATATATTTTTTTCGCGCTTCCTCTTTCTCTGCCATAATATAAATAAATAAAATTATATTTAATTTATTTTTTGTGTTAATTTATTAAAATTTATTAGCACTATAAATAATAAATGGAGACTGACAAATATTTAAAAGAATATATGCATCGATTTACATTAAGCAGTGTGAGTTTATTAATGTTAATGCAAGATGTTAATAATAGAGATACACATGAAACCAAATCAAAAACTAGATTTATTGAATCAAGCACAAAATTAATTAGTAATATAAAGAATGCTAATAATGATTATGACTATACAAAAATGATAAAAAAATCATTTACGATTATTAAAGAAAGTCGCTTTAGTAATTTATTAATAAAAAAAAGTTATGATTTATTTAATTTGCGAAATGATGAAAAACAAATTATAACACTTATTGATGGCATTGATTTAAGAGTTGGATATAAATTAATGACAGAAGAAGAATTAACTAATTTTTGGCAATATGTATATTTATATTGTAGTTCAGTATTAAATATAATTAAAATAAATAATGCTGATAAATTTGCTAAATATACAAAAGTAATTGACACATTAGCAATTATTGAAGATGATATTAGAAAAACTGGTGTTATGGTTGCTAATAAATTATTTAATCCATTTTTAGGATTATTAAAAGAAAATGGGGAATATTCTTTGGATAATTTATTAGATGGTAATATACCAACAAATGAAGGTGGTGATTCACAAACATTAGATTTCATGATGAATATGATTGGTATTAATAAATTAGTTGATGAAGATAAATTAAAAGATGGATTAAAAGATTTAGGGGATGAACAAATTAATGAAGCAACTAATATATTAACACAAATATTAGGTGTAAATGATGATAAAGAAATTAATAATGTATGTTCTGATTTGCTAGGAGGTTTAGTATCTGGCATAAAAACAGATGGTTTAAATACAAAGACCGCAGAAAATATATTTGAAAAAGCAAAAAATATAGATAAAAAACATATGGAAAAAATGGGTAAAGGTATCATGAATTTTTTGAATGATGGATCAGAAATAATGCAATCAATAAAAGATAAAAATGGAAATAAAATAATAACTGATAGTGTTTTAGAAAATATGGAACAACCCTTATCAATGTTAAAAAAAATGATGAATATTAAAAATGGTAATGCGGATATTAGTTCAATGATGGGCGATTTAATGGGTATGATGAATAATGCTAATATGAATAATAATAATAATAATATAAATAATTTAGATTAAAAAATTGAAAAAATTAAATAATTAATATTGTCTAAATTAAATAAATGCGTACTTTACACTCACTTTCACTATCACTTCCACTTGGTTGTCGAAAAAGAAATAAACAAACAACGTGTGGATGTAGTGTTTATATATTTCAACCTTCAGCACCAACTGATGCCGCACGAGATATTACACTTGATGTGCAAATGACAATTTATGGCAAATATAAAATTGTTCGAATTTCTGAAAAATTGATGCTGTATGCTTGCTGCCAAAATATTATTGGCAAAGTTTTTCTCCCCACTGATTTTTCAGTATTGCTCGGTGTTATCTCTAAAAGTATAGATAATGCAAATGAGTCTAACATTATTCTTTAGCAGTAGCATAAAATTTTAATTTATTATTGTGCCATCGCATTGTCGAATGGTTTTATTTATTAATTAAATTATATATAATTTAATTTTTACACTAGAATAATTATAATAAATCATATTAACATCAATATGTCATATTCT